CCAAATATCAAAGCCGCCCCAGAAGAAAAAGTTCAAGAAGGTTCGTAAGGCTAAAAAACCAAAGAGGCAGAAATGAGCAAGAAGGATGCATGCTATCACAAAGTTAAACGCCGCTATAAGGTCTTCCCGTCGGCGTATGCAAGCGGTGCCATCGCAAAATGCCGAAAAGTTGGCGCAGCAAACTGGGGTAACAGCAAAAAGAAAGCAACCGGCGGAACGTACAAGTACCGCACAACAAAGATTTATTGACCGCGATGATACATGTGTTTGTCTTAATGGTGTACCTGGGAACGGGTGAAGACAGACGCTTAACAAGTGCAGATATGCATTTTAGATCTGTTACAGAATGTAACTATTTTGCTGCCGAGGTTTCAAAGAGGTACGGAAACTACGGCTATAAAGACTACATAGATCCGAAGGACCGCGTCACTGCTTACTGTGTGCCAAAGTACGTCAAGGAAGGAAGCGTGGAGGTGTATTAATGGATCCAGTATCAGCGATGGCAGCAGCTTCCGCAGCTTTTGGCGCAATCAAAAAAGGTATGCAGGTAGGACGTGATATTGAGTCGATGGCTTCCGACTTGTCACGGTGGATGGGTGCGCTCAGTGACCTGGATATGCTGGAGAAAGAAGCTAAGAACCCTCCTCTGTTTAAAAAACTGTTCGCTGGTAAATCTGTTGAACAAGAGGCAATAGAAACCTTTGCGGCTAAAGAAAAGGCTGAACAGCAAAGACGAGAGCTTCAACAATGGATTGGCCTTACTCTTGGCAAGTCCAAATGGGACTCCCTTGTGAAAATGGAAGGTCAGATCCGAAAGCAGCGCCAGGAAACATTGTATCGTCAGAGGCAACGTAGGCGCAAATTTGTTGAGATTGTGGCGTGGATTTTAGTGGCCTGTGTAGGGTCAGGGGTTTTACTGGGTTTTGTAATGTTCCTAAAAAGTGCAGCTAACGCAGCATCCATACCGGAGTATGTAGATTGCCGACTCAAAGGTTGTGAGCTTATAGACGGGCAGCGTGTATGTATATATCATGGGCCTAATAACACTGTTGACAGCGTATGGTTAGGCTTGAACGAGTTTTTCCCACGGGAAATAAAGTGCAAGTACGATCCGAAGAATGAGAAGCCTGCCACTATGCGGGAGACATTCGATGCGATTAAAAAGTCAAGGAAGTAAACAATGGCGGTACGCAAGACGAAAAAGGGCTTGGCTCTTAAAAGATGGTTTAAGGAAAAGTGGACGGACCAGCGTACAGGAAAACCGTGTGGTCGTCGCAAGGGTGAAAAACGGGGTACTCCATATTGTCGCCCCTCTAAGAGAGTTTCCAGTAAAACTCCTAAAACATCTAGCGAAATGACAGCAGCAGAGAAGCGTAGTAGAATTGCGCAGAAGAAACGTATTGGGCAACCAGCCGGAAAGCCCCGGCGTGTAAAAGCATTAAGGAGAAAGAAACGTGGCAAATAAAAAGTTCCCGGATTTGAACAAGGATGGTGATGTTACGAAAGCTGACATTTTAAAGGGGCGTGGTGTTCCTGGTTTTAGTCATGGCGGCATGCACTGTTCCCCGCGCAAAGAAATGGCTGGTGCTATAACTATGCCAAAGAAAAATGTCACTAACAGACGTTCTTAAAAATTGGATTGTATCGGAACTTAGTCAGCCAGATAAATCCGTCAACGGAAATGCTTTGTGCCCTTTCGCCAAAAACGCTTGGTTTGCAAACAAAGTAAAAGTCCGAGAAGAAAAAGACGATTTGTGGGACGCGGTTTACGAAGAGATACAAAGTTTTGACGATACATATCAGGTCGTAATTTGTGCCAGCTACACACACAAACAAAGTTACGATGATCTAGAGGCCTCTTGTTTTGCCTTAAACGGATGGTTAGCAGCAACAGGGCACAATATTTGGTTGTTGGCGTTTAAGGAAAAAAAGTTAAGCATGGTGTTTATTCAACGCTTGACAGATATAGACAACGCTAGTGCAAAGCTAGAGGCTTTAGGGTATTATTCAAACTATGAAGAGCAGGATTATCAACGCTTAGTTAAACATCGTAGAGATAGGAGAAAGTGTTATGAAGAAACCAATGCGTAAGATGCGTGGTGGAATGGGCGCAAAGAAAGCTATGCGCGGTGGTGGTTCAATGATGAAGAAACCAGTCATGGCAAAAAAGGGCAAAGCTATGCGTAAGATGCGTGGCGGCACATTGAAGAGAAAGTAAATGGCAACTTCAGGTTCACGAGACTTTGATCTCGACGTAGCAGAGATAATCGAAGAGGCGTATGAGAGGTGCGGGCTTGAAGTTCGCACTGGCTATGATGCTCGCACGGCGCGTAGGTCCATGAACCTGATGTTTGCGGACTGGGCAAACCGTGGGCTAAACTTGTGGACAGTCAAGCAAGCTACGCAAGCTCTGACTCAAGGCACGGCGACGTATACATTTACATCGGACTATACGGACCTTTTGGAAGTAGTAGTTCGCCGTAGTGGTACAGACTTTGAGATAAGCCGAATGTCACGCAGTGAGTATCTGACAGTGCCAAACAAAACAACACAGGGACGCCCAAGTCAGTATTATTACAATCGTCAGGTGGAGCCTCAGATCACGCTGTGGCCCACCCCTGAAAACTCCACAGACACATTGGTATATTACTATGTTCAACGGATTGAAGATGTCGATGCTTTGGTTAACACAACAGATGCACCATTTAGGTTTTTGCCCTGCATGGTCGCAGGCCTTGCGTACTATACTGCTCTTAAAAAAGCACCGGAACGAGTGCAGCTTCTAAAGAACCTGTACGAAGAAGAGTTTCAACGTGCCGCAGACGAGGACGAAGACCGAGTTGCCCTGAAACTACAGCCAAGCATACAGTATCTGAGGGTTAATTAATGGCGAGGTATGCTTCGGGTAAAGATGCTTGGGGCTACTCCGATAGGTCGGGGTTTCGCTACCGGCTTGTTGAAATGCAGACGGAGTGGAATGGTCTGAAGGTAGGACCAGATGAGTATGAGCCAAAGCACCCACAGCTTGAGCCACCACAGGTAGGGCCAGATCCGCAAGCATTGTTTGATCCACGTCCAGATCAAAGAACCGAGGTTGCAGTTGCAAGGCTTCTTGGGCCTAACTCGTTTATATCAGGTGCCCAAGGCTCTACCACCATTACCGTGGTTGAACCCTCTCATGGACGTAGCACCTCAGATACTGTAAGATTCCGCAAAGCTGAAGCTTTTGACGGTTTTACGGAAGCCGTATTGGAGAATGCAAGTGGTTACTCGATTACTGTTGTGGATTCAAACCTTTATACCTTCACGGCCTCGTCAGGAACCGCGACAGCCGGTAATACACGAGGCGGTGGTGAAAATGCGACTGTCGGACCAGTCACATTGGAGGTTTAAGTGAGCTACACCTATGCACAGCTAAAGACAGCGATACAGGATTATACGGAGAACACAGAGTCTACGTTTGTAACCAACTTGCCCACGTTCATTAAGAACACAGAGCAGCGCATATTCAAACTTGTTGACCTAGAACTTTTCCGTAAAAATGCCACGTCAGCCTTGTCGCAGAATGACCCGTATCTTTCTGTGCCTAGTGACTACCTAGCATCTTTTTCCATGTCGATCACCAACAGTAGCTCCAAAGAGTTTTTGTTGCAGAAGGATGTAAACTTTATCCAGGAGTACAACCCCAACGCATCCACAACAGGGGTTCCTAAATATTACGCTTTCTTCGATATTGACAACTTCATTGTGTCGCCAACACCGAATGCAAACTTTGCTGTTGAGCTTCACTACTATTATAGGCCTACGTCATTAACAGCCGGGGCTGATTCTGGTACAACATGGCTCAGTGAGAACGCTCCGAATGCCATGCTTTACGGTTCTTTGGTCGAAGCGTATACTTACATGAAAGGTGAGCAGGATATGCTCACCATGTATGAGAAACAGTTTACGGAAGCAATGACCAGGATTAAGGATCTGGCAGAGGCCAGAGAAAACAGCGATGCATATCGCAGGGGTTTGCCGGAACGGCCCCGTACTTGAGGAGTAAAAAATGGCAACGTCAAATGCAGCAACCAACTATACAGAACATGCCATCTTGCAGTTTCTGTTTAAGAATAATGCGGAGAGTTTTGCGACTCCCGGTAACAGTATCTACATTGGTCTAGCTACTGCAGTTAGTAGTATTGAAACAGGCTCTGTCACTGAAGCGGACTTTACCAACTACGCGAGGCAGCAGGTTGCTGCTTCTGGTTGGACGGTTCCTGCTGTTGGCACAGACGCACAGACAGCTACAAATGCAGCGAATGTTGAGTTTCCAGCATCTGGTGGCGGCGGAGATGATGTTATTACACATGCCTTTGTTGCAGACGCGGCAAGCAGTGGAAACATCCTGTTTGTTGGCGCACTGGATGTTAACAAGACAATTCAAAGCGGCGATATCTTCCGTATTAACGCGGGTAACTTCACTGTTGAGTTGAAGTAAAATGGCGCTTGTTCTTGCGGATAGGGTCAAAGAAACGACCACCACGACAGGCACTGGCACATATACATTGGCTGGTGCGGTCACTGGTTTTGAGACTTTTGGTTCTGTCGGGAACGGGAACACGACATTTTACGCTTGCACAGACGGCACTGACTTTGAGGTTGGGGTTGGAACGTATACGTCATCCGGCACTACATTGGCGCGTACAACCATCTTGCAGTCCAGTAACAGTGACAACGCTGTGAGTTGGAGTTCTGGAACCAAGACAATTTTCTGCACGTTGCCAGCAGAAAAGGCTATCCATACCGACAACCTTCAAACACAGGGGCTGACGTTTTTTGATCCCGCAGGACAGGGCATCGCTATGGCGATTGCGTTAGGATGATATTATGGCGAATGCTTTTAAACTTGTAACAGACACGGGAGTTGGTACCAGCGCGGCTACTATTTACACATGCCCAAGTTCCACAGAGACAACGATTATTGGCCTCAGTATAGCTAACATTGTGACATCTCAAATAGAGGTTGATGTTCAGCTAGAGAACAATGACGGCGATAACGTATACATTATCAAGGATGCCCCGGTTCCCGTTGGATCATCGTTGGTTGTTGTAGGAGGCGACCAGAAGGTTGTGATGAACGCATCAGATGTTTTGAAGGTTACGTCAAGTGCTTCAACTTCTGCTGATGTTACACTTTCCATATTGGAGATTACCTGATGGGTTATATCGGCTCTGGTGTACAACGATTTAATACTGCTGATGGTCTGACTGTTACAGGCTCCGCAGAAATAAACAGCTTAACCTATCCAACAGCAGATGGGAGCAATGGTCAGGTGCTAAAGACCAACGGCTCCGGCACTCTGTCGTTTGGCACTGTAAGCACCGACTTGGTGAACGACACCAGTCCCCAGCTTGGTGGTGTACTGGACACAAATGGCAACAACATCGAGTTTCCAGACAGTAGCGGCGCAGAGGTTAATCGGCTCAAGTTTGGTGCTGGTGATGACTTGCAAATTTACCACGATGGCAGCGATAGTTATATCAACGATACAGGCACAGGAAACTTACGTTTAGCTGGTTCTTCTCAAGTAGACATTATTAGTTCTGGCGGCGAGTTTATGGCGAAGTTTATTGCTGATGGTGCAGCTACTTTGTACCACAACAACGCTGCCAAAATATCTACTACCGCTACAGGCATAGATGTTCAGGGCCAAGTCATTGCAACCAAAGGCAGCACAGGAACACTCGC